GATCACGACCGACAGACCGTCCCAAGCATTTGCGAATACCGAACCAATCCAAGCGCCAAAAGGCTTGAGCACCTGCTCCCACAACCACTGAGCGGCCTGACCGATCTGTGCAAAGATGCCATCCACCGCGCCGCGAAAAGTCTCGTTGGTCTGGTAAAAGTACACTGCGGCTGCTGTTGCTGCGCCTATCGCAGCCACCACCAGTCCGATAGGACTAAGTGCTGCAGTCCAGGCGGCCGTCAGAGCGGTTCGCAGAGCGGCAAAAGCGCTTGTGATGCTGCCGATGATGGTCGTCCAGTTCGTTACGACAAAATGCGTGACAAATGCGGCTCCAACACCCGCCAATGCAGCTGTGATGATCGCCGAGTGCTCACGGATAAAGTCACTAAGTTGCCGATATGCACTCTTGACCTTAGCTGCCATCTCAGCAGCCCTGGTCGATACGCTGTCCATCGCATCAGCAACCTTGTCAAACGTGCTAGTATCAACTTCCTCTGTCAGCGCGAGTGCCTGAACGACACCGGATCCGTCCGCTCCCGGAGTCGTCCCGCCAACCAGATTGACCTCGTCAAATCCTGCAACAGCGCCCTTGGCCTGCTTTCCAGCCTCCTCATAGGCATCGCCAAGATCGCTGACTGCACCGGCTTGCTGCTCAGTAGCCTTAACCTGTTGAGCTGTTTTTGAACCGAAGAGAGCCTGAGTAAAGGCAGCCAAATACTGCGCAGCATTGGCCAGAGCTGTGGCCATACGAGTGAGCGCTGGTAGAACCGAGTTGTAAATCGGTAAGAAGGCTTGCCCGAGAGCCAATTGAGCATTTTTCAGCTGAGCGACAAACGCAGCCTGGCGACTGGTCGTATTTTGCGCTAACTCTGTGCCGTACTTGGTAGCCGCTTGCTCCAGGATGGCAAAGTAGCGGATGGTTTGCTGAGTGTTAAAGTCGAGCTGTTGCCAGCTCTTACCGTTTGCAAACTGCCTAAAGGCCTTGGTCGACTCGATCAGCGCAACGTTAACGTTGATGCCCAGGTCCTCGATGGCCTCCGTATTACCAAGCAAACCAGAGCGGATCCGCTCCATGACGTCTTCTATTGATCGGCCCGTACTAGATGCGACGACCGCCGATGCTTTCAGAAGATCCCGCGTCCGCTGCATCGTCTCCGCGGTACCATTCGAAAAACCGCTCAGGAGGTTGGCATATACAGCCCCATATTTGACGGCCTCGGCGCGCGCGAAGCCGAACGCAGACGCCTGCTCGTTTGCCCAACGATTAAATTCGCCAGCGCCTGTACCCATCAACCGGTTGATCTGCTGCAGGGCTGCTTCAAACTCCATGGCCTCTTTGGTGGCTGAGCGGATGCCAAACGTGATACCCGTTGCGGCCAAGATCGTGCCGATGCCGCGCATCGTCTTGTTGACTTGACTTTTAAACTGTTCCAAGTCCTTTTGAGCTCGCATCATCGCCTTCTGCATTCTGCTAAAATCAGCCCCGGCACGGACCATTAAGTTGCGAACAACTGCCAATATGCTCACCTCGCTATCGAGCAAATAAAAAGCGAGCAGATCACGTTGTCTGCTCTCGTATCTTCGTTTCTCCACCTAGCGCCGCATTCAGCGCCTTGATCTGAGCAAGTAGCTGCTCATCCGTAAGAGGCTTCTGCGGCTTGATACTATTCAATATTTCCTTAAGCCCCGGCATCCTCTTGACTCGATGCCAGTACGCTGTCAAGTAAGCCAGCGCGAGACCTTCTTCGCTCTCCTGTTGCATCCGTTGATTGTACTCCTGGATGTGCAGATTAAGCTCACGCGGTGTCATTTCCTCGTAGTCACGTATCGAGATCCCGATCCGGATCGCAGCCCTTAGACTTTGCTCCCAGTCCCATTCTTCCAGCTCTGTGCCGGGTTCGGAGCGTTTCCCTCCGCGTCACCACCAAAAGCAGCGGATAGTGCCTCTTCCATCTTCTCGATAATGTGCTGATAGGACGGCGCCTGGTCAAGCAAGTCCTCCATATCTTCCAGCTTCAGATTCTCGCCCGTCCTCCTAACCTCAGACAGTAAGCCGCAGTAGATGATCTTCTCGATGTCAGAGACCTTAAAATTACCATCCTGCATGCCCGTTACATCAATGCCTAGCGCCTCCATCGTCTTCAGCGCCTTGTGTCCAAAACGCAGCTCACGCGGACGGTCTAGCTCTATGATCACAACATCATTATTCTTGCTCATGATTTTCCCTCCAATCAAAGATTACCGGGGCCGTTAAGCCCCGGTGTATTCAATAATTACGGCGTCGGCAATACAAGCGTCGGCTTACCAGACACCTTAATCGTGATCTCGAAGCCAATCGCTTCTTCCAATTCCGCCGTTGTTTGAAACGCCGTTACAATGCCTTGGAATTCCCAACTCGCCCCCATAGCAGCGGGAAATTGGATCTCAAAATCCTCGACGGTGCTTGATTCGAGTGCCGCATACACAGCCGCTTGACCGGGGTCGTCTGGCTTGAAAAACCCAGAAGCGGTGACTTCTCCACCGTCTTTAAAGCCGCCGATAAACTCTCGATACTCACCGTCGCTCTCCAGTGTCGTGACGTCAATCGTCTCTTGTGTCATCGATGGCGATGAGATAGACGTCAGAAGCCCTACAGACACACCCGGATTGCCGATCAGCAACTTGGTTCCTAATGCTCTTTGTGCCATGGTTATCAACCCTCCTCATCAAAATAAGCCGTAAACTCCACCAAACAGCGATAGAGATCCGGCTGTGGTTCGTACATCTCGACAGGATGTTGGTAACTGATGTCTTTGATGTAGGGGCCGTCAGTACCGATCTTCCTGCCGATCATGTCAACAAGTAAGGCGATCACCAAGCGAGTGATCGCCTTCATATCGCCGTAACGCCTGGCTATGATGTTCAGTTCTCCTCGAACCTCTTTGGATTCGAGATAACCGCTGAGTGTTTTGTCTCGCAACCCTTCGCTGGACGCGTAAATCAAGTATGGAACGCCCTGCTCAGCGTTGGCCTCCGGTGCATATAGCGGATAGACCCGATTCTGCAATTCCGGAATAGTTTTCAATTCCTGCGCCAAAGCTGGTTCAAAGCTCATTCTTTGATCGCCCCAATTTCCAGCAGCCGGTCACGATATGTTTCCGTTTTTCTTCCGGAATACTTTCGTCATTGGCGATCTCCCGGAACAAATTGAGCATGTTCTGAAACACTTCCGTGTCCGCTAACTTAACAGTGACTTCCAATCCCGCCACCTCACTCACCGCCCTTTCCGCAAAGCCTTGTCCACCGCCTTGCCAGCCGTCTCCAACACTTTCTTTTCGATTACAGTTTTGTTGTCGTCGATGGATCGCCGCAGGAACCGATATCCAGGTACATACCCGCCATCGACCGTGAGAAAGCCGTATTCCTGCGACGCCGGGTAATAGGAACGCTTGCCGTCTTTCGAGATTTTCACAAACACGTCATTCATCGCCGGGTCCATCATTACGTCGTATACGGCTTTACCTTTTACCCGCGTCCGTTCGCGTTTCAAAATGATGCCGCGTTTCAGGTCCCCGCTGTCCTCTGGTGCATTTGTCTTGGCTGCCTTGAGTGCTATTCTGCCACCCGCTCGTGCTGACTGTGTAGCGACCGTTTGCGGCACCTTGCCCAGCTCCTTAAAGGCGCGTTCCAACTCTTTCATGCCGACGATTTCAGAACGACGAGCCATGTTTACTGTCGCTCCTTGCACATGAGTTGCAGCTCCCGGCGGTCGAACTCCGGGTGGATAATGTGCAGGATCTCAAACACTATCGACCCATACACCACCCGCATCGTCCGGTCTACGTCGTCACGGTACCGGATCCTGATCCTCGTCGTCACCTCGGCGTGCTCGACCATCGCGGCAAAGTATTCGCGGCCTCTCAGCGGCTCAATCGCGGCCCAGACCGTACAGACGTCAACCCAATCATCCAGCGGCTGATTGTACTTATCCTTCGCGCCGGACAGCATCTGAATGGTGACGCGCTTGTCCAACCGGTTGACAAGTAGTTTAGCCATCACCATCACCTTCCGGAACATAGGCATGTTGGAGTTGTGACAGCATGGATTGGATGGTGAATCGAACCTTGTCACTCGGCTGCTGTCCGATCAGATCCCGGTTTTCGTACCAGTCCGCGCACAGGACAAGGCAGAACAGTTTGGCGAGCTGATTCGTGCCGTCAAACTCAACTTCTGTTGCGTTG